AAAGGAGGCCCCATGTACGAGGACCCCACGGGCTACCGCAACTCGAGCGGCGCGCCCGACCCCACCGCCTACCGCGCGGTGGCCCGCACCCAGGACGACGAGGCGGCGATGGACCGCATGCTCGGGCTGCGGCGCATCTTCTACGCGCTCGCCAAGCACGACGGCGTGTGGGTGACCGTGACCATGCAGGACAAGCGGACGGGCGTGAAGCTCGGTTAGGAGGGCCGTGACGCCTTTGGAAAGCGCGGTATGGGCACTCGCTAGGGTCGAATCGCCATCGGGCTTTCTGCACGGCGGAATACGGTCAGAAACGAAATTCGACGAACCGAGAAAGGAGAATCAATCATGAAGGAAATCGAACTGGGCTCCAGCTACAGGCTGGTGCGCCGCGACGCGATGAACTGGGAGCTGCAACAGTGGAGGGAACCGGCTCCCGACTGCGGCGGCAGGGTCGCCAAGAGCCGCGAGGCCAAATGGCGCGGCCTCGGCAAGTACTACCAGACGCTCGACTCCGCGCTTCACGCGGCCTATGAGCTGTCGCTCAAGGACGGCGACGGGCGCGCCGACCTCCACGCCGCGATGGTGGAGGCCGAGCGAATCGCCGCGACGCTCACGACGAACGCGAACCTGCTGAAGCTGGGTGATGCCGAATGAACAAGTTGATCTCGATGGGCGAGGTCGAATCATGCTCAGATTCCGGCTGCGTCCAATACGCGCGCATAACGACCTTCGAGCGCCCGTTCACGTCAGGTCGGCTGTCCTCAGTCCACGTGCTCCTGAGCTACATATCCTGCCCGGCGGACACGAAGCGCCCCGAGACAATGGCGTTTATCTGCGACGAGGACGGCGATGTGATGGGCTGGAACGAGCTATGCGTGAGCTACGCGCCCGACCACGAGGCGGGCATGGCCGAATGCATCGAGATGCTGGAGGCGATGCGATGAACGACCTCAAGGACCGGATCGTCTACGCCATCGCGGCGATAACCACCGCGATTATCTTCATCGGCGGTGCGCTGCTCGTCCTGCTCGTCGGCTTCCGAGTGCTCGGGGGCCTCTGATGGGCGCACCGCAGATCATCGCCGAGAGCCTGGAAGAGCTGATGAACGACCTGAACGAGCACAGGCGCGCCATCGACCTGGCCGAGCGCGAGCGAATCGAGGACAACCGACGTCAATTGAAGGTGGAGTGCCACAAGGCGTTCGAGCGCGGCCGCAAGGTCGGGTACGCCAGCGGGGTCGAGGCGGGGCGGAAGCTGACGCAGGGCGAGCGCGACGCGATCTACGCGGAGGGCTTCGCCGAGGGCGCTGCGCTCGCGTCGAAGAAGTGAACGGGTGGGCCTATGCCTCATAGGGCGAGAAGGTGCGCGGCCTGCGGGCAGCTCTACCACGGAGCGCCGTGGAGTCGGTTGTGCGACGGGTGCCGCGCCGAAGGGAGGAAGATGGGCGATTTCAATTTGCCCGACAACGTGACGGCGGAACAGGTGGACGCGGCCCACGGCGAGCCCGACCGCGACCGCGTGTGCATGTGGTGCCGCCACTGCCTGGAGGAGTGCTGCGACATGGGCCTGTGCGACCTGAAGCTCATGAGCGAACCGGAGTACTACGGCTCGTGGCAGGAGGCGATGGATTACATGGAGACCGCACGCGTCGACATGCAGGTGGACTCCTGCGCGTACTGGAAGGAGTACTGATGGAGGCGACATGGCCGCTGACCCACAACCGAAGGCCTTGGACTGAGGTGCAGGACGACGTGCTGCGCGAGGCCTACGGCAAGGCGCCCGTGGAGCGCATCGCAAAGGTGCTGGGGCGCACCGTCTCGGCGACAGTGGTCCATGCGCGCGAGCTTGGGCTCACCAAGGGATGCCGCGTGTGGACCGACGACGAGATAGACCGCCTCGCCGAGCTTCGGCAGCGCATGACGATGCGCGAGGCGTCGGAGCTGATGGGGCGCTCCGAATGGGCCTGCCAGCGCAAGGTGCTGGACATGCGCGCGCTGGGAGACGAGCGGTTCAAGAGGATTAGGAAAAGGAGAGGCGAATGACAAAGGAGTTCGACGAGAGGAACATGGCCAAGTCCCGCAGGGTGTGCGAGGACATGGAGGCGGCGCACGTGACTAAGTGGCTCAAGCTGACCGAGCGCGAACGGCGCATCCTGGACATTTGGCCGCGCTTCGAGGACGGCGAGCCTGTGATGATCGGTGATGAGATTGATGGTCTTGGCGGTGAAATCATCGAGGTGTACATCGCCGAAGACGCAGCTGCCATTTGGAACAACTTCGCCAATCATATGCACCTCAGCCTCGGCGAGCGCGTGAGTCGCCCCGCACCCAAGGTCTTGGACGCCGACGGGGTGGAGATCGAGGCCGGAGACACGGTGTACGGCATTGGGCGCACCAAGCACCGGTTCGAGGTAATCGACCCGCACCATATCGACCCAGAGGTCGGCGAGGCGTTTTCGGTCAGGTGTTACGACCGCGATGAGCTTGAGGAATGCCATTGCAAGCCGAAGCTGCTCGCCCACACCCGCCCGGACAGCTGGGAGCGGCTCGAGGAGGACGCCGAGTTCAACGACGAGACCGGCATCGTCGGCGGAAACCTCGACATCGTGCGCCGCGCCAAGGCGCTCGCCGGAGTGGAGGTGGACGAATGAAATACGAGAATCTGGAGTGCATCGTCATGCGCACCGATTCAACCGTGTATGACTCCTGCTCCATGCCCGTGATGGTCGAGGTGACGGCTAAGTATTGCGACTCCGAATTGACGTTCGACACGCCAGCCACACGTGCCCCTCGCATCGGGGACGTTGTTACCGTGACCGTGGAGTGGGGTGATGACGAATGAGCGGCGGAGTCCTTTTCGACTACACATGGCCGAACCTCCAGGAGGCCGACGGCAAGTGGCATGACCACGAGCTGGACGAGCTGTACCACGACCTGTTCTGCGGCGGAGAGTTCTCCGTGCGCGGCTACGGCGGACTCGCCCAGAGCCTCGACTTCTGGCTGTCGGGCGACACTGGCGAGGAGCATTACCGCGACGCGGTGGCCCGATTCAAGGCCAAGTGGATGCACCGCACCCCTAGGAACCGCGTCGAGTTCTACGAGAAGAAGATTCAGGCCTACGCCGACAAGTGCAAGGTCGAGCTGGGGCTGAAAGAGTTCGAGGAGGAATGACATGGCGATGTTAGGAGTGGGCGATTACCGGTGCGAGGCATGTAAGAACTTCGACGCCGACGGCATCGACGGGAACAGCCCGTCTTGCATATTCGGCATCGGGGCGAAGCACGTGACCGACGAGTGCGGAATATTCGCTCTCGGAATCCCTTACGGATACGAGGCGACGCACGGGCGCAGGCTCGGGCGGGCGCTCAAAGTCACGGAAATGCTCCGTAAGCAGGGTGAGCCAATCGGCGAGGTGCGACAAGACTGCGACATAGCTGCGAAATCAACTGCGAAGCCCGACAACGTGTCCCACCCCGCCCATTACACGGGCGGCGGCATCGAGGCCAAGGACGCCCTCAAGGCCGTGATGGGCTGTGCGCAAGAGTGCTTCATTGACGTCATCGACGGAAAGCCCTCCTACAAGACGCTCACGCCTATGGCCTTCTACTGGTGGGGCTGCGCCTTCAAATACCTGTGGCGATGGACGAGCAAGAACGGAATCGAGGACCTGCGCAAGTGCAGGCAATGCATCGACTTTCTGATAGAGGAGGTATCCGAATGACCCGCGTGAAACTGGCCAGCGTCCGAACGTTCCCGCACGTCGCGACGAACAAGGCCCAGGCGCTCAAGGTGCTTGAGGAGGCGGCGGAGGTCGTGGAAGCGTTCAAGCAGCGAGACCCGCGCGACGAGACGCACATCGGCTACGCGACGGCGAACGTGCTGGACGAGATCGCCGACACCATCCAAGCCTGCTGCAATCTTGCCGCATCGCTGGGCGTGACCGACTTGACGCCGTACCTCGCGCGCTGCGAGGAGAGGAACCGTAGGAGGGGTCGCTATGAGTGAGAAGTTGATTGGAACGGCGAAGTTCCAAAAGATCAGAAACGACCTGTTCTGGACTTTGATGAAATACGAGCTCCTAGATGACGGCAACAGCCGTTGGCTCGACCTCAAATGGACCGGCTACAACGACGACGCGTGGTGGACGAAGTGGAGCAAGGAGCAGGACACCGTCTGCAAGGATGACCGAGTGTTCCGCATCGACTTCGAGACGTGCGACGTCTACGAGGTTTTCGATGGGAGGGCGCTATGAGTGAGAAGCGGCGGTTCTGCGCCGACTGCATCCACCTCGCGCCGTGGCCCGAGCGCGTCATGTTCATCCGCGATTACGTCAAGGCCGTCCCCGAGGGCTACCCGCTGTGGGCCTGCATGCGATGCCCGACCAAGGCGCTGGCGGTCGCGCCCGATGACGGTACGGAGTGCATGTACTTCGAGCGCGGCGATAGAAATGAACACTACAAGGAGGTATGACGATGGAGCACATCGTTCAATTCGGAATCAACCTCGACGACGCATCCATCGCCGAGGCGGTCAAGCGCGACGCCTACAAGGAGGTCATCAAGCAGCTGACCGACGAGGCGCGCAAGGCGCTGCCGAGGAAGTACGAGTACGGAAGCCGCGGCAACTATGAGGTCGATTGGCGCGGCATCATCGACAAGGAGGTCGAGAAGAGGGTCTCCGCCATCATCTCCGACAAGTCGGACAAGATCGTGGAGATGGCCGTCAAGCGCGTCTACGACTCAATCATCCGCCGCAAGCCATTCCGTGAGGCGTGCAAGAAGATGGACATCATCTTCGACGGCATCGGGGGCGACAGCGATGACTGACGCCGACCTCATCGACCCGCACGCCGAGACGTGCGAGCTTGAGCTGACGTGGGGCGGCCATACCAATGCGCACGTGAGGACCTACGAGTGCTCCCGCTGTGGCAAGTCATGCGACAGCGTTTGGGGCGAGGACTACGAGTTCTGCCCCTATTGCGGAAGGAGGGTCGAGTATGCCGACGAATGACGAGCGCCGCGAGCTTGCGGCGAGGCTGCGCGAGCCATTCGACGTGTTGCCACAAGGCAGGTACTACCATGCGAGCCACACCCTGTTCGGCATGGGCCTATACACGAGCAGTGAGGTCGCGCTGCGGCTCGGAGTCCGCCGCCTCGCCGACCTGATTGAGCCGGAGGAGCGGACGTGCCGCGACGAATGCGGCGGCGAACTCGACTTCCATTGCTCCGAGTGCGGTTGCCATCTTTATTTGATAAGCATCGAGAACGAGCCGAGCCTGGTGCTTGGTGAAGCGGCCATACAGCCGTCGTTCTGCCCGAACTGCGGTGCGAAGGTGATCCGAGAATGATTTCAGCCCGTGGTGCTTCTGCATCGCGGGCTTTTCTCATATGCGCGAATTGAAGCGTTTCACTTACCAGGCGTATAATAAAAGACCTGCTAGAAGCATGTGAAGGAGGAACATGACGGCACGGGAGTACTTCGAGAACGCGCGGGCCGCGCAGCGCCGAATCGACGGGTGCCTAGCCCGCGTGGAGGCCATGCGGTCGCGCGAGGGCGTCCGCGCCCAGCGCTACGACGCGATCGGCAAGTCCTACGGCGGGGACCATGACGTGATGCGCATGACGGACGCGCGAATCGACGCCGAGTCCCGCATCGCATCAGAGATCGCGGAGCTCCGCTCAATCGTGGAGGACGCCCGCGCCGTGTGCTCCGGCATCCGCGCGGCGAACCCGTGCAGCCGATGGGGCGATGTGCTGGAACTACGCTACTGCGAGGACGAGGACTGGCGCAGGCTGTCGAACTCCATGTGCATATCCGAACGGCAGGCCCACGCGGACCACGAGGCCGCGCTCGATTGGGTGGAGCTGGTCGGCATCGCAGCCGCCCGCGAGGGCGTCGGACAGGCAGCGCTGTTCTAAAACACTTAGAAACATCTAATTATTACTTCCAATAACCCTTAGAAGATGCTAATATATAGACATGCCAATTGAGGAGGTGAAATGCAACGACGGGTTTTGGTCAAGCTCCTTTTGGACGCGGGCTACGAATCCCGAGGCGGTACCAAGCACGAGAAGTTCACGAGAGGTGACGTGACGGTGAAGGTGAAACGCCACAGGGAAATCGAGGACGAGGCGGCCAAGAGGATTCTGAAGGCGGCGGGATTGCGGTAAGCGCCCGCCCCCTTCGGGGCCAACGTCTGCATTCGCCTTAGAAAGGGAGGATGGCATGGTCTACGTATGGGAGTTCGAGTTCTATCCGTCAAACGGTTACATCGACGCCGTTCCTTGCGGCGGGTGGGGAGAGGGCACGTTCGGCGATGACCTGAACGATGCGGTCGAGAGCGCCGCCGATTGGCTGGCTGAGACGGTCGACGACCATCTCATGGGCCGCTGCGAGTTGCCGCCGATGGACTTCGGTCACAAGCCAGAGCATGGCGGCCAGATCATCGCCGTCGCCGTCTCGCGCGAGCTTGGCGATATACCCGCCATGACGGCTTCCGAGGCGGCACGCGTGCTCGGCGTCAGCACGGCCCGCGTCGCCCAGCTCATCAAGGCTGGCTCGCTCGATTCGTGGAAGGATGGCACCAAGCGCATGGTGTCCAAGGCGTCAGTCGATGCCCGCATCGAATATGCGCCGAAGTCAGGGAGACCGAAGCTTGCAGCTACGGTCTAACGTATAATTATCATCGCCGAACCCGTCGGCATTTCACCGCCCCGAGCGCAATCACCCGCGCCCGGGGCTTTTTCTTTGCCGCGACTGCAGACTTCTGCAGGTCTCTGCAGCTCATCGCAGTTATTTGCAGATTAATGCAGGCCGCTGCAGGCTCGATCCGCGATATAAATAACGTGGCGGCGAAGCGCGGGTGCGCAACGTTCTTTCCTCCTTTCTCGTGCAACGCATGGACACCTCCAGACTCCTTCCCGCGCCGCCGCCCATTCCACAATCACAATCGAAGCGGGGTGACCGCGTGCCGTCGAGCAACCCTCGTTACGCGAACTACTCCGCGCGTTCCGCGCTCCGCAAGCGCATGGCGTCGCAGCCCCAGCGCTGCTGGATGTGCGGCCTGCCCATCTCGCCGACCTACCCCGCGCGCCATCCGTACGCGCTGGAGCTGGACGAGATCACGCCCATCTCGAAGGGCGGCAGCGCAATCGACCCGGCCAACGTCCGCGCAGCCCACCGCTGCTGCAACCAATGGCGTGGGGACAAGCCCGTCTGCCGCGTGCAGTCCATAGCCAACGCCGCGCGCTCCGCGTTCGGGGCGTGGAGGTCGCCAGCGGAGTTCGTGCTGTTCGCGCGCTCCGCGGCGAAGGGGGCGAAGACGGCGGGCGATGGGGCGCGTGCCGAGGGCGTCAGGTGCTCGCGCAGGTGGTAGGGGGGAGACCCCTCCCCGTGGGCAGGGCCTGACCCCGGGGGCATAGCAGCTCCACACCTAGACATCAAAATCCACATCTACGAATAAGGCGGTGAGCCGCATGGGACGCACCAAGTCGATTCCCTCCACCTCCACCTCGCTCGTGGAGGCGTGGGAGGAAGGCGGCGAGATTGCCGTTACGCGGCGCGCCGTGAAGAAGTACGCCGAGGTCATCGACGTGACCGAATCAGGGCGTGACATGAAGCCGCTCATCACGGGCATGTTCGAGGCCATCGATAGATTGAAGGCGCTCGAGGACGCGGAGGCCGCGAAGTCCGGCGCGACGCCGCTCGACCAAATCCTGAACGGCGGCGCCGATGGCTAGGCGCGGCTGCCAGACGCCGACCTACTCGTGGTGCGACAGCTACGACCGCACCGAGGGCAGGCAGGCGGTGGAGCTCTCGCGCGTCTACGGCATGCCGCCGCACCCGTGGCAGGCGTCGATCCTGAACGACTGGCTCGCGCTGGACGATGACGGGCGGCTGCTCAACTCGCTGTGCGTCCTCGAGGTCCCGCGCCAGAACGGCAAGACGGGCGTGTGCGACCCGCGCGAGACGTGGGGCCTGGTGAAGCGCGGCGAGTGGATTCTGCACACGGCGCAGGAATACCAGACGGCGAAGAAGGCGTTCGACCGATTGCGCGCCAAGTTCGGCGACTGCAAGAACGACCCGCGCGCGAGGTTCCCCGAGCTGAACCGCCTCATCGACAAGTACACGACGAGCGCCAACCAGATGGTCCTCGACCTGACCAACGGCGCGCACATAGAGTTCCGAACACGCGGCAGCTCCACGCAGATGGGGCGCGGCGGAACGTTCGACCTCGTGGTCGTGGACGAGGCCCAGGACTACACCGACGAGCAGGACGCCGCGCTGTCGCCGCTCAACTCGGCCGCGCCGCACGGCTCGCCGCAGACCATCCTCATGGGCACGGTGCCCGACCCCAAGCGCGTCAACGCGGGGGAGGTCTTCACCCGCCTGCGCAAGATGGTGCGCGAATCCCCCGAGCGCGGCTTCTGCATGCACGAGTGGGGAGTGCCCGAGCTGCCGGACGACGTGGGCGACCGCGACCTGTGGTTCGCGACGAACCCCTCGCTCGGATACCAATTGCTCGAGAGCGCCCTGCTCAAAGATTCCAAGTCGATGACGCGCGTGAAGTTCGCGATGGAGCACTTGGGTTGGTACCCCGAGACCGTTGGCAAGGCCGAGAAGCCCATCAGCGCCGCCGCGTGGGCGAAGGCAGCGACCGCAGCCCCGCCGCAGGACGGCGTGAAGGTGTTCGCCGTCAAATTCTCGCCGGACGGCGCGACCGGGTGCCTGTCCGTGGCGGTCCGCCCGGACACCGGACCCGGCTACGTGGAGGTCATACGGCACTTCACATTGGGCGATGGCATCACATGGCTCGTGCACTGGCTGTCAGAGCGTCAGGACGACGTCGCGCTCATCGTCATCGACGGCCAGGGCAACGCCCAGAACCTCCACGACCGCCTGATGGACGAGGGCGGCGTGCCGTCGAGCGAGATACTGCGGCCCAAGACCTCCGACGCCATCGCGGCGTTCTCGCGCATCGCGAACGACGTGAAGGAGGGGGCGGTGGAGCACTTCGGGCAAGACGCGCTGAACGACTCCGCGACCCAATGCACCAAGCGCCGAATCGGCACGGGCGGAGGCTGGGGCTTCGAATCCACCGACACCGCCGACGCCTGCCTCATCGAGTCCGCCGCGCTCGCGTACTGGGGCGCGATGACAACGACCAGAGATCAGCGAAGGGAGCTTCTGCTGGGATGGTAGAGCTTAACAACATCGTTAACGCGGCGGGTCTCGACTCCGAGGCCAAGACCGTGCTGGAGCAGCTGGTGGAGGTGCGCTCCAAGCACGCGGAGAAGAACCGCCTGCTCGGGCAGTACTACGAGGCGAAGCAGCCCACGCCCTCCATCGGCATCAACAACATCCCCGAGACCGTGGACGTGCCCGCCCGATGCGACTGGGCCGCGAAGGCGGTCACCAGCGTGTCCGAGCGCGTCCGCATGAGCGGCTTCACGTTCGCCGGGGATTACAAGGACGCGACGCTCGAGCGAATCGAGCGCGCGAGCGGGCTGAGCGCTGGGTTCAACCGCCACGTGGCGTCCGAGCTGATACACGGCTGCATGTTCGCGACCGTGCAGCGCACCGGCAATTCCGCCGCGGTCCGCACGCACACGGCCGAGACCGCCGCCGCCATCTGGGACGTGGCCGCGCAGCGCATCGCGGCGGGCTTCGTCATCGCGGACTCGCGCCGCACGAAGTGGAGCCCGTCCACGCCCGTGCCGGTGCAAGTCAACCTCCACCTTCCGCTCCGCGTCGTGGTGCTCAGACAATACGCACCCGGCAAGTGGAGTGCGGAGAGCAACGACACGCCGCTCGACCGCCCGATGATGGAGGCGTTCTGCTTCCGCCCGACGGGGCTCAAGCCCTTCGGCCAGTCGCGGATCACGCCGACCGTCCGTTACCTCGTGGACGAGGTGCAGCGCACGCTGCGTTACATGGCGGTGAGCGGCGCGCTCTACGCCACGCCGAAGGACGTGCTCATGGGCCTCACAGAGGGGCAGTTCAAGCAGATGGAGGGGGAGGGCTTCAACGTCATGGCGACGTCGCTGTTCAAGGCGACGCGCGACAAGGACGGGAACGTGCCGGACTACCGCCGGATACAGGCGGCGAGCCCGCAGCCCTACATCGATTCTATCGCCACATACGCCAAGCTTTTCAGCGGAGCGACGGGCGTGCCGCTCAACTCCCTCGGCATCGTTCAGGACAACCCCGCGAGCGCCGAGGCCATCGCGGCCCAGCGCGAGGACATCTGCGTGGCCGCCGAGGACTGCATCGAGACGAACCGCGAGTCCATGCGGAACGTCGCGCTCATGGCCATGGCCGTCGCGGAGAACAAGACGATGGACCAGCTCACCGACGAGCAGATGACCGTCATGCCGGATTTCAAGAACCCGATGCGCCCGAGCCTTGCCTCCACCGCCGACGCCTACGTGAAGATCGCGGGCGTCCTCGACGGGTTCGCGCAAACGCGCGAGTTCCTGCGCGGCCAGGGCTTCACGCCGTCCGAGGTGGAGAGCGTCGCGTCGCAGCTCAAGGCGGGCGAGAACCAACGCGCCCTGCTCGCAATCATGGGTGGGGCCAAGCCTGCCTCCACCACATCAGACACGGTGGAGGGCTAAGCCATGGCGCAGATTCCGCGCGCCGCGCTCGACTACCTGACGAAGGAGATCAACGGCATTTCCGCCGACGCGAAGGCGAAGGTCATGCGAGTGCTCGAAAAGCTCGACTGGCGCGATGTGCCCGCGTGCCGCGATGCCGTGGTGAGCGTCGTGAACACCGCCCTGGACACGTATTCTCTCGCCGCCGCGCAGGCGGCCGCCGACTTCTTCGACGCATCGCGAACGTTCGCGGTCGGTTCGCCGTTGGGCGCGACCGCCGTAACGGGGCGCGACCCGTTCGCGACCGAGGGCGCTGTCAGGGCGTTCGTCGACAAGGCGAACGAGGGCGATTACGACGCCTTCAACCGCTTGGTGCTCTCCCGCATCGATTACGAGCTGAAGCGAAGCGCGGGCCGCACGATGGTGGAAAACGCCGCGCGCGACCCGCTGAAGCCGCGCTATGCGAGGGTGCCGAGCGGTTCCGAGACGTGCCGATTCTGTCTGATGCTCGCGAGCCGTGGGTTCGTCTACAGCTCGAAGCGCAACGCTGGCGCCATGGACCACTACCACAACGATTGCGATTGTCGCGTGGTGTGCGATTGGACAGGCGGTGGCGTGGAGGGCTACGACCCAGACGCCATCAACGACGAATGGCGCGACCTCGAATGGGCCGACGCCGAGGCGCGGGCCGAGCGAAACGGCACGACCGCCGATGAGGAATACGCAAAGCGAATGAGGCAGCTCGGTGAAGCGGCCAGACGCGCGAAGAAGCGCAAGAAGAAGTGACACACCGCCCCGTGGGAGGGCGCACGTTCAGGGCGCGAATCGTAAAGCGCCGCGCGCGGTAGACACGCAACGCCGCGTCAATTCGGAGAATCGCCCACCGCACGGTGGGCTTTTTTCATATGAAAAGGAGGGGCCATGGGAGCCACATCCCAAAGCAAGCTCAAGTTCGAGGATTACGACGGCTTCGTGGAGAAGTTCAAGCCGAAGAAGACGACGGACGATTGCTACACGCCGCCCGAGATTTACGACGTGGTGGCGGATTACGTCACGGAGCGCTTCGGCATCGACCGCGCCGACATGGTGCGACCGTTCTACCCTGGCGGTGACTTCGAGAGCTTCGATTACCCAGATGGGTGCTGCGTCGTGGACAACCCGCCGTTCTCCATCCTGCAGCGCATCAAGCGTTTCTACCGCGACAACGGCATCAAGTTCTTCATCTTCGCCCCGTCGCTCACGGCGTTCAGCGGTGCGCTCACGACCGAGTTCACGCACATCATCTGCGACGCGAACATCACGTATGCCAATGGCGCGGTCGTCCGCACGGCGTTCGTCACGAACATGGGCGGCGACATCGTCGCGGAATCGTGCCCCGAGCTGGGCGACCGCATCAACGCGAAGATGGACGAGATTAAGAGCCGCACGACGAAGAAGCTTCCGAAATACGAGTACCCCGACGAGGTGCTGACCTCCGCGAAGCTCCAATGGTTCGCGGCGCATCACATGCCGTTCCAAGTGCGGCGCTCCGATTGCATCCGCATAAGCAAGCTCGAAGCGCAGGGCGGCAAGGGCATCTTCGGCGGCGGGCTGCTTTTGAGCGAGCGAGCCGCAGCAGAGCGAGCCGCAGCAGAGCGAGCCGCAGCAGAGCGAGCCGCAGCCCACAAATATGAGCTGTCGGAGCGCGAGCGAGCGATGGTCCACGCGCTGTCCAAACCCGTTGACTAAGGCGGTCCCCGCACGGGAGCCGCTTTTTTCATATCCAGCCGTCCAGCAGGGCGGCTTTTTTCATGCCCGCACGGGCTACACCGACGCGCCGCACGGCGCAGGAAGGGGGCCATATGGCCGAGGACACCACCTCCACCGCAACCGAGGCAGTGGAGACGGAGCAGAACGCCACGGAGCGCGATTACGACGCGCTGCAGGCCAAGTACGACGCGCTGCTCGAAACCTCCCGCAAGTGGGAGGGCCGCGCCAAGAGCAACGCGGACAAGGCGAAGCAGTACGACGCGCTCGCAAAGCAGCAGGCCGACGCGCAGGCCGCAGCCGACGAGGCGAAGGCCGACGCAGTGAAGCTCAAAGACGAGCTGGCGGTCGCGAACCGCAGCCTCGCCGTATCGCGCATCGCAGCCGAGAAGGGCGTGGACGCCGAAATCCTCGCCGCGATGAGCGCCGAGGACGAGGACGGCATCACGGCAAATGCCGACAAGCTCGCTGCGAGCTACGCGGCGCGAAACCTCTACCCGTCCGTCACGGACGGCGGAGCCAGCGCAGCCCCCGCGATCACCGCAGATTCCATCGAGCAAATCAAAGACCCGCTCGCCCGCGTCATGGCGCGAGCCGAGCACATCAACCTCTACCAGTAAGGAGCCATCATGGCAGTACCCGAGAACATCACCAAGGCCGCAGCCGTCAACGCCTCCCTCGACCAGGAGTTCATCAAGAACTTCAAGGGCGATTCCGACCGTCTCGCCGAGATCCTCGGCATCTTCGGCGTTGAGCGCATCGCCGCTGGCACCGCGCTCAAGATGCTGAAGGTCACCGGCACCCTGAACAACGCCAAGACCGACGCCACCACCACGCTCCCTGGCACCGGCACCTTCTCCACCGGTTCCTCCTCCGGCACCGCCTACGTCGAGGGCGACGAGGTGGCGCTCTCCACCTTCGGCACCGAGTGGGAGACCGTCGGCGAGGTCACGGCCAAGCCGTACCGCAAGATGACCACCGCCGCCGCCATCCAGAAGGCCGGTTACGCAAACGCCGTCCTTAAGACCGACGCCAAGATGCTCTCGCTCATCCGCGCCGACATTATCAAGGAGTTCTTCACCTTCTTGGAGAAGGGCACCGGCACCGCCACGGGCAAGGGCCTTCAGGCCGCAGCGGCCAACGTCGATGCCAAGCTCGGCGACGCCCTTGAGAAGAACGGCGACGCATCCACCCGCATCATCCACTTCATCAACCGCGAGGACGCCGCCGCATACCTCGGCGCCGCCCCCATCACCACCCAGAACGTCTTCGGCCTGACCTACCTCGAGAACTTCCTCGGCATGACGAACGTCATCCTCACCTCGCAGGTCACCAAGGGCAAGATGTACGCCACGCCCGCCGAGAACATCCACGTCTTCGGCATCGACTTCGCCGAGCTCGCCCAGGGCGGTCTCTCCTACACCCAGTCCGCGAACGGCCTCATCGGCGTCTCCCATGCCCCGGCCTACGACCACGTCTCCACCGAGACCAACGTCCTCACGGGCATGCTGATCTTCCCCGAGGTGAAGGACTACATCATCAAGGGCACCATCTCCTAGGAGGTATCATGGCGGCATACGCTTTCTTTGAAGACTACGCCGCGCGATACGCCGCCGAACCGACCGACGAGAAGCGCATAACCGTGCTGCTCGAGGACGCTTCGGCCATCATCGACTCGATGCTCTCGGGCGGCACGGCACCCGAGGCGCTGTTGACCTCCACCGTGTGCGCGATGGTCAACCGCGCGATGGCGGCCGCCGACATGGGCGGAATCTCGCAGTACAGCGAGGGCGCCATCGGCATGACCGCGAGCGTCACGTACGCCAACCCCCACGGCGACCTCTACCTCACGCAGGTGGAGAAGGACGCGCTTGGCATTGGCGGCGGCATGGTCGGCTTCTGCGACCTCACGGGCGGTGCGCGATGATGCGCGGGCTGCTCAGGGGGCAGGACGTGGAGGTCGTGCGCGTCAAGGCGTCCTACGTGGACGGCGAGCGCGTCGAATCGACCGAGCGCGAGACCGTGCAGAACGTTCTCGTGTGCCCGGGTGCGACCGCCGACAGCGCGACCAACGCGCGCCCCGACGCAGACCGCGTGGCGTACACGCTGGCCTTTCCGAAGGGGTATGACAAGCCGCTCCGCAACTGCCGCGTTGTAATCGGCGGTCGCGAGTACCGCGTCATCGGAGACCCGCAGCCGTGCCGCGAGAACTGCCCGACGCGGTGGTGGCTGCGCGTGGAGGTGGAGCGGGTCGATGGCTAAGACGAAGGTCCGCATCAACTCGGCGGGCGCCCGCGCCGTCCTCATGAGCGGGGCGGTGGCCGCCGAACTCGACAGGCGCGGGCAGGCCATCGCGCGCGCGGCGAACGGCATGGCGAGCGCCGACACGTTGCATAACCCTCCGTACTCGGCGAACACCAAGAACGGCATGAACCGCGCCCACTGCATCGTCGGCACCGCATCGCCGCACGGCGTCAATAACAACAACAAGCACAACACGCTGATCAAGGCATTGGGGGCTGGTCGCTGATGGACGTGGAGAGGGAGTTCCGCCGCGTGCTGGGCGAGTTGCCCGCCGAGGTCTACATCGACGTTCCCGAGACGCGGCCCGCCGAGTTCTACAGCGTGGAGCTGACGGGCACGACCACGGCGCACGGCGGGACGCTCTGCACCTCCACCATCGCCGTGCAGTGCTGGGCGGCGAACCGCAGGCGTGCGCGCGAGTTGTTCGACGTGCTTACCGCAAAGCTGCCGTCAATCTGCTACGCAAGCGGCGGCATCGGCTCCGCGACGCTCGAAGGCGGCTACCGCTTCGACGACATGGCGAGCAGGACGCCGCGCTACCAAGCGCTCATCAAGCTCAATCACTAATCGGCCCGCTTCGGCGGGCCATTTCTTTAAGGAGACAGTATGGCTAAATCCGAAGCCACCAAGAACGACGTTAACAACGTCTCCGACGGCACGGGCCTTGCTGGCGGTTATTTCTTCCGAGCCCCGCTCGGCTCCAAGAAGCCGACCGACTTCACCACGCCGCTTGACGCCGCGTTCAAGGTCGTCGGTTTCGTCTCCGAGGACGGTTTCGCGTTCTCGACCGAGGTGGACCGCGAGGACTTCAAGGACATGAACGGCAAGACCATCCATTCCGCCAAGTCCTCCCATTCCGAGACCTTCACCGTCACGCTCGGCGAGGTCAAGAAGGGCGTGCTCGCCATCATGTACGGCGAGAAGAACGTGGAGGACACGGCTGGCAAGCTCACCGCGCACATCAAGGGCGACGACACCGAGCGCGCCATCTACGTCTTCGAGGGCGTCCTGAAGAACGGGCGCAAGTGGCGCCGCCTCATCCACGACGCGCAGGCAACTGAGCTCGGCGACCTGACCGTCAAGGCGGGCGAGCTGTTCGGCCGCGAGGTTACCTTCACCGCTTTCGCGGACGCCACGAGCGGCGATTACTACACCGACTGGTTCGAGTCCACCGAGACGGGTGAGTAGCCATGGCGAAGCCCGATAAGCCGACCCTGGTGGACGGCATCAAGGTGGAGGTCACCGCGGACGCCTTCGACGATTTCGAGATCACCGAGTGCATCGCCGACCTCTACGACGAGGACGCCGACGACGGCGCGAAGACCGCCGCGGCGGTGAAGATGTACCGCCTCGTCTTCGGCACCGACTTCCCGCGCATCAAGCGCGAGCTGCGCGCCAAGCACGACGGCAAGCTGACCAACGAGGTCATGAGTGCCTTCATGGCATCCGTCATCGAGGCCGTCAACGCAAAAAACTAATCGGGCTTGCCCTTGCGCTCAAGCGTTGCGGCGGTGAGCTGCGAGCCGATTTCCAACAGTACTACGGCCTGGACCTGGACCGCATGGGGACCGACTACAGCCGCCGCCACGCCGCCGTCCTCATCGAGCAGCTGCCCGCAGAGAGCAGGACGGTGCGCGCGCAATCACCGAGTGCCGAGTGGGGCACGACGGACTATCTGCTCTGGCGCATCGAGCACACGCTTCGCGTCATCGCGTGGCAATCGACCGAGGATGGCGCGAAGGGGCGCAGGCCTCCGAAGCCGCTGCCGACGCCCGCCGACCGCGCGAGGGTGGAGCGCAAGCTGCAAGCGACCGATTTGGATTTCATCAATCGCAAATTAGGATACGTGGAGGTGGCCGATGGCAACTGAACTTGCAACCGCGTACCTCTCATTGATTCCGACGCTCAAAGGCGCTGGCAAACGCATACAAAGCGAGCTTGACGGCGTGAACATAGACCCATCTGGAAAGAAGATGGGCAAGCAGCTCGGGGACGGTCTGACGGAGGGCGCGAAGAGCGGGGGCGGCGGAATCATGTCCGCCATCGGCGGCATCGCCAAGGTCGCTGGCCCCGCTCTAGCCGCAATCGGGTTCTCGCAGCTCGTCGGCGAGGCCGCCGCCGCGACCGACGCCACGCAGAAGTTCAAGAGCACGCTCGACTTCGCCGGTCTCGGCGCGCCCGAGATCGAGGCACTGAGCAAGAGCACCCGCAAGTACGCCGATGAGACGGTGTACGCGCTGTCCGACATCCAGAACATCACCGCCCAGCTCGCCGCGAACAGCGTCCCGAATTACGACAAGCTGGCGGAGGCCGCTGGCAACCTCAACGCCGTCGCTGGCGGAAACGCCGAGACGTTCTCGAGCGTCGGCATGGTGCTCACGCAGACCGCCGGAGCAGGAAAGCTCACGACCGAGAACTGGAACCAGCTGGCCGACGCCATCCCCGGCGCATCCGGCAAGCTCCAGGAGGCGATGCTCAAGAACGGCGCCTACACGGGGAACTTCCGCGAGGCGATGGAGAAGGGCGAGATCACGGCGGCGGAGTTCAACGACGCCATCATGCAGCTCGGCTTCGAGGACGCGGCGGTCGAGGCGGCGAAGAGCACCGCGACCTTCGAGGGAGCGTTCGGAAACCTGCAGGCCGCGGCGGTCGGAGGTCTCTCGGACGCCCTGGCGACCATCCAGCCGCTCGTGACCGGCGCGATCAACGGCATTACGCCGCTTGTCGAGGGCGCTTTCACCGTCGTCAACGGCGCCGTTGCGGCGTTCATGGGTGGCGTTGAGGCGGCCGGGAATTATTTCGCGCCGTTCATCCAGGACATCGCGGCGATCGTGCAGGCGAACCTCCCCGTCATACAGGCGGTCTGGGAGGGGGCGATGAGCGGCATCAGGGGCGTGACCGAGACGGTCTGGCCGCTCGTCGATGCGGTCATACAGGCGACCATGGGCGCGATTAAGGCCGTCGTGGAGACGGTCCTCGCCCTCATCAGCGGCGACTGGGATGGAGCGTGGAACGGCATCAAGGCCCTCACCGCGGCCGTCTTCGGCGGCATCGGCAACATCGTCGACGTCGGCATCTCGACCGTGCAGTCGCTCATCAGCGGTGCCCTGGACGTCATCGACGGGCTGTGGCGTGGCGCGTGGAACGCGCTCGGCGGTCTTCTGAATGCGGCGTGGAATGACTTCATCTCCACCGTATCGGGCGGAAACGAGCGGGTCATGGGCCTTCTGAGGGACCTTCCGGGGAAGATCACCGGCGTCTTCGCGGGCGCCGGTTCCTGGCTCATCAATGCGGGCAAGTCGATCATCAACGGCTTGCTCGACGGCCTCAAGGGCGCGTGGGGAAACGTCACGGGCTTCATCGGCGGCATCGGCGATTGGATCGTGAGCCACAAGGGACCGCCGAGCTACGACGCCGTGATGCTCACCAAGAACGGCGAGCTCATCATGCGGGGCCTGCTCGACGGCATGACGCACGGCTGGGGCGACGTGGAGGACTTCATCGGGTCCAGGAACGCGGAGATCTCGGCGAGTTGCTCCGTGCACGGGCCGCGCATGGCCGCGGCCGCGCCGGCCGCGGGCGGCACCGTCTACAACATGTACCTCGACGGCAACGCGGTCCACGTTAACGAGAGGGTCGCGGACGCGATGGAGCGGTTCGTCGACGTGGTCATTTCGAACATCGATTAACGGAATTGGGGGACGCTCATGGCGGAGGCATGGGGCGGAAACGTCCGCAACTGGCGAGGCGGCGTCGCGGCGTGGGTCCAGTCCGAGACTTCCACGACAGCCACCATCCGAGTGGTGGCCCGCTGGCAGTCGCTCGCATGGGGCTTCAACGTCCCGAACGGCAACACGGCCTGCGTGAGCTGCGAGGGGCAGTCGAGCGGGTGGGTCGGCGTCGGCGGCGTGCACGCGGGCAGCGGCCAGACGATTACGAAGGACATGCTCGTCCGAGACTTCACCGTCGCCAAGCATTACGGCGGCGGGCGCGACGTCAGCTGTTACGGAGGGTTCCACCTCGGCGGGTACCAGGTCGGAGATTCTGGTGCCACTTGCAACGTGCGGATCGGCGGCATCGCGTACTCGCGCCCCAAGCCGCCGCGCGGCTTCACCGCCTACAGGGTCTCGGACGCCGAGGCGTCCCTCTCGTGGCAGGGCGATTACACGGGTATGGACGGGGCTTATCCGTGGAGCAACGTCCTCATCGAGCGCCGAACCGACTCGGGCGGATGGGCGCAGGTGGCCGAACTCGGATGGGACGCGACGTCGTGGCGCGACCGCGGCATCTCGGCGGGCCACCGCTACGACTACCGCGCACGGTCCAAGGGGCCGGGAGGCACGTCCGACTACGTGACCATGAGCGGTTACGTGCACACCACGCCGCCCTCCCCGAGCGGATGCGCCGCGGCGCGAGCGTCCGACGCGTCCCAGCGCGTGACATGGTCCCTTGCGGGCAACGCGGCCGAGACCCATGCGGGCGTGGCCGTGGAGAGGTCCGTCGACGGCGGCGGGTGGGTGCAGATCGCCAAGCTCGGCGGCACCCCGACCAACTACTCGGACAACGGCACATTGGCAGATCATCGCTACCAGTACCGCGTCCGTTCGTACTCGCCAAACGGCCTGTGGTCGGGTTATGCGGCGTCTGGTTACGTTTACACGACCCCGTCGGCGCCGTCGACCGTGACTGCCGCGGCGACTGGCCCGGCTTCCGTCGAGGTGAGCGCGGTTGGCCTGCCGCGCTGGGCGGACTCCTACCAGGTCGAGCACAAGGGCCCGTCTGGCGGGTGGGGTGAGGCGAGGACCGCTAGCGGGTTCCCCGTTCCCATGCAGAGCGTGGCGGGAGAGAACTTCTACCGAGTTAGGTCGGGGCGCGGGGGCCTGTGGTCGGGATGGAGGGAGAGCGCGGGCATCACCACCGTCGCCGTCCCCCTTGCCCCGACTATCACCGGGCTTTCTCCCGTGTACGCCCTCGGCACGTCCGCCACGGTAGGCTGGATCGCCAACCACTCCGACGGCTCCAGGCAGACTGCCGCGGAGCTCGAGGTGACGAATCCGGGCGGTTCCAGCACGACGCTGGAGGTGGAGGGCGATTCCAAGGAGGCTCTCGTCACGTTCGACGCCGTCGGCGTCTGGAAGCTCCGTTGCCGTACGCACGGAGCGCACGAGGATTGGGGCGCATGGAGCGGCTTCGAGGAGGTTTCCGTCGCGGCGTCACCGGTCGTGTCGATCACCCGCCCGTCGACCGACACGGAGACGGTGGACGTCGTGCCGTTCGAGGTGAGATGGGAGGTCGTTGACGTCACGGGCGTCTCGTCGCAGGCGCTGCGGCTGCTCGACGCCGAAGGCGCGCAGCTCCACTACGTCGAGCTCGACCCCGACGCGCGATCGTACGAGTTCCGCGCAGGCACCTACCTGCCCGCGAACCTTGCCGATTACACGGTGGAGGTTTCGATTCGCGGCGGCTCCACCCTGACTGGCGACGCGCGCAGAGATTTCTCCATTGACTACGCGGAGCCCGCGCTTCCCACCGCCGAGATCGCATACACGCCCGAGCTCGGGGCGGAGGTGTCCGTCAAGTTCGGCCTCGACGGCTGGGCGGTCCGCGGGTTCACCCTCGTGAGCCCGGAGTTCTCAGCGGGAGACGGTGAGATTCCCGTCACGAGTGGCATGGACTACGTCCCCGATGGCACCGTCGCGATCGGCGGCGTCATGCCGACCGTCTCCGCGAGCGTCGTGCGCATCATGCCCGACGGCTCGCAGTGGCTCGTCGCAGATGGCATGGAGGACGGCGAGACGGCGCGAGACCCGTTGCCGCCGCTGTGCACGGACTTCAAGTACGTGGTCACCGCGTTCTCAGAGATGGGGACGTCCATATCGATCGACGTTCCCGCAAGGGTGGAGGCATCGGCGCTCGCCGTAAACTACGGTCCTGCCGCTGCTCGCTTCATACCCCTCGCGTGCGACGTCGAGCTGAGCCGCGACTACGGGATCTCCACCGAGCTCATGGACTTCGCAGACGGCGGCGCGGCTGGAGGCCTGCCGACGGCGTACACCACGGGCTCCGTTTCGGTGAGGGGCTCGATCAGCGCGAGGACCCTAGGACGCGACGCCCGCTCGCAGCTCGACGCGCTCGCCCGAGGGCATGCGGTCGCTTGGGTCCGCGACCTGGATGGAGGCCGCGCGCTGTGCGCGATCGGGCTCGGGCTCTCCGTGTCCACGCCGTGGGAGCTGACGGGTGTCGACCTTTCTATTACCGAGTGCGCGTGGAGGGAGGCATGGGATGGCTGACGTCGATTGGGGGGAGCCGTTCCACTCCGAGTACCGCTACATGAGGGTGTCGCGCGCCACGGGGTCCGAGACCGCGCGTCTGCCCGGGTTTCTCGACGGCGGGAGAATCGAGCGAAATGCCGACACGCAGGTCAAGGAGAAGGGAACGGTCAACCATGACGGGCCCTTGGAGATCGGCGCGGACCTCGTGCGGGTCTATCTCGACGCCACGGGGCTGTTCACTGGCTGGACGGCCTCCGAGCCGCTTGGCACGTTCCTCGCCTCCACCGCCTCGAGGGACGTGCGGGGCGCGGTCTCCACGTGCAAGGTCGACCTGTCGGGCCGATTGGATGAGCTGGCCAAGGATCAGTTCGAGTGCCCTATCTCCGTGCCCGCGGGCTCGGACCCCGTGGAGAAGGCGGTGGAGATAGCGCGCGGTGTCGGGCTCGACGTCGTGGCCGACCCTTCCTCATATAGACTTTCGACCGCATGGACGTTCGGCCTGGACGACGCTGGCGGGGAGTCTAAGCTCGACGCCGTGAACGACCTGCTGGAGATAGCCGGGTTCTCTTCCGCCGCCACCGACCCCATGGGGCGCGTCGTCATGCGGAGGTACGTCAGCCCGAACGGGCGCGACTCCGTGCACGACTTCAAGGAGGGCGCGGATGCGAGGTTCCTTCGCTCCATGACCGACGAACTCGACGCGTCCGATGTCGCGAACGTGGTGGTCGCCGTGTTCAGCGACCAGGATTCGACCGTCATCGGGACGGCGGTGGACTCGGACCCGCGCTCCCCGTACTCGACCGCCTCCATAGGGCGGCGACTCGTGGCGCGCTACGAGTACAACTACGCCGCCACTCAGCGGCAGGCCGATGCGAAGGCGGCTGAGCTTTTAAAGACAAATCAATCGGTCATCCGCCGCGTGACATTCGTGCATGCCTACACCCCGCTCTCCGTGGGGGATGTCGTGTCCATGGGCTACGCGACGGGCGGGGTCCGCGAGTCGTTTGCCATCAGGGCCCAGTCGATAAGCCTGGGCGCTGGCTGCCTCGTCAAATGCGAGGGGAGGGCCTATGGACGCTGAGTCGCGGATCGACGCCGCGGCGCGACGCCTCTCGAGGTGCATCCCAGGGCGGCGCAGGGAGCAGACCGTGACCGCATTCGGAACGGTGCGATCGGTGTCCGGGGCGTCAATGTCGGTGGAGGTTGCGGGCGCGGCGTTGTCGGTCCCGTTCTCCACCTCGTGTTCTGGGGCGCGCGAGGGGGACCGTGCAATGCTCGTGAAAGTTGGAAACAGCACGACTGCCGTGGCGGTCATCAAGAGGTAAGGAGCGCGAATGGCGAATCGCGGAAAGTTCCTGACGCGCCCGCGCGCGGACGGAACTCTCGAGGTGTGGGCCGTCCAGGTCGGCGATGAGGTGTACCAGATCGCCGGCGGCGACGGGACCGCCGAGGCGGAGCGCAAGGCAAACGAGGCCCACCGCGTCGAGAGCGAGAACGAGCGGCTGACCGCCGAACAGCAGAGAATCGGGTCGGAAGCCTCCCGTGCGGGGGCGGAGGTCGTGCGAGCCAACGCGGAGGGCGAGAGGTCGAAGGCCGAGACGGCCCGAAACGGGGCGGAGAGCTCGCGCGTGGAGGCGGAAGACGCGCGCAAGGCGTCGGAATTGGCTCGCGAAAAGGCCGAGGAAGCCCGAAAAACAGCAGAGGAGGCGCGGAGGCAGGCTGAATCGGCGCGCGAGAGCGCGGAGGGAGCCCGCGTGGAATCCGATGCCGCGCGCACCGAATCGGAGCTCGAGCGCGCCGGGGCGGAGGCGAAGCGTGTGGAGGTCGAAGCCGGGCGCGAGCGGGCGGAGGCATCGCGGTCCGATGCCGAGGCGGCCCGCGCGGAGGCGGAGGCGGCCCGCGAGAAGGCCCAGGAAAAGAACAACGCCGACCAGGCCCTCAACAACGAGGCGATGAAGAAGCTCGCGCCCGTCATCCTCGCGAATGGGCAGTACGACCCCGACACGCTCGCCCCGACCATCGAGGGCGAGGCGAACCGCATGTACCTGGTCCCGATGCCCAAGGACGGCGCGGCGACGCTGGGGTTCGACCTGCTCGCCGCGGAGTCGGGCAACGCGTACGCCGAGTGGATGTGGATCGGCGGCAAGTGGGAGCTCGTGGGCCAGTCCGAGATGAAGTCAAGCCCCATCACGACGGACGAGATCGACGCCGTGCTCTCCGGCGAGAGCCGCGAGGGCGAGGGCGTCCTGTCCCTCACGGGGCTGTCCTACATGGTGCCGGGGCTCAGCAAGAAGGGGCACACGCACGCCAAGGCGGATGTGACGGGCCTAGAGGAGTTGGTGCGCGAGGCGGTGGCGCAGGCCAAGCTGGAAGCCCACCCCGTCGGGTCCTACTACTGGTCCGACTACGCGACCGACCCCGGCGAGCTGTTCGGCGGCACGTGGGCGCGCGTCGAGGGCAGGTTCCTGTTCGCGGCCGATTCCTCCCGTGCCGCCGGGTCGAAGGGCGGTGCCGAGACGGTCGCGCTCTCCACCGCAGAGCTGCCCGCCCACTCGCACACCGTGACCGTGGCGAGCGGAGGCGCGCATTCCCACGGCGCGTCCTCGGGCTCTGCGGGCAATCACTCGCACTCCGCGAGCGCAAGCACGGATGGCAACCACAACCACGCCGTCGGCGTCGACTTCGACGGTGCCGGAGGCGGGAGCTGGGCCGCCCCGCACAAGGCGGGTACGGACGGCGCCAGGCACCACTCGCCGACCGGATGGGCGGGAGGCCACTCGCACACGGTCAGCGTGTCCAGCGCGGGGGGCCATAGCCACACCGTGAGCGTGAACAGCGGCGGGGCCCACTCGCACGCCGCGTCGTGCTCGTCCGTCGGCGGCGGTTCCGCCCATCAGAACATGCCGCCGTACATCGCGGTGTACTGCTGGAAGCGCACGGCCTAGGGCGCGCAACATATTCCGCAAGCTGGGGCATCCGACAGGGTGCCCCTTTCTCATGCCGCGCGGGACGATTCCACCGGGGGGAGGTGATCGGATGGAGCAGCAACCCGAGACGACCGAGACGCGCGTGACGCTCTTGGAGTCGCGCGCGGACAAGCTGGAGCAGCGCGTGACGACGCACGGCGAGGAGATCGACGCCGCCGCCGCGCAGCTGCACGAGCTCTCGATACGCGCCCACTACCGCGACGAGTCGATGGGGGAGCTCAAGGCCATGGGCAAGCAGACCGCCGAGGCGCTGGACGACCTGCGGCAGAGCTTCGCGGCGGAGCGAGTGGAGAACAAGAACAGGTTCGACCAGCGGGACGCGACACAGTTCAAGGAGATCAAGGGATACGTCATCAGCGCCGTCGTGGCGGCGATGGCGGGCTTCGTGCTCGCCAGGATGGGACTCGGATAGGAGAAGAACATGCAAATCAACTGGCAAATCCGCTTCAAGAACCCGACTTGGTGGGCGCAGGTGGTCGCATCCATCGTCATGCCCCTCGTAGTGGGCATGGGGTACGAGTGGTCGGACATGACCAGCTGGGCAACGCTCGGCGACGTGATCGCCGCCGCGCTCGGCAACCCGGTCATCTGCGCGACCATGCTCACGTCCCTGTGGGCGGCCATCACCGACCCGACCACCAGCGGCCTGTCCGACAGCAAGTCCGCCCTCGAGCGCACCGAGCTCAAGGGCAATTACAAGAAGGAGGCCTAACCATGGCTCATCATGTCTTCCTGAGCGCGGGTCACGGCGGCAGCGACCCCGGCGCTTGCGCCTTCGGCATGCGAGAGAAGGACATCACCCTCGAGATCATGCTCGCCTGCAAGGGCGCCCTCGAGCGCGCGGGCGTGCGCGTCACGCCGTCCCGCATGGGCGACGAGGACGACCCCGTGCAGCAAGAGGTCGCCGAGGCCAACCGCTGCGGCGCGGAGCTCGCCGTGTCCTTCCACGCCAACGCGGGCGGCGGCGACGGCTCGGAGACGTTCTACTGGCAGACGAGCGCGAACGGCAAGCGCCTCGCCGAGATCGTCGAGCGCCATCTCGTGGCCATCGGCCAGAACTCTCGCGGCGTGAAGACCAGCAACCTGATGTTCACGCGCGCGACCAAGATGACCGCCGTCCTCTCCGAGTGCGCCTTCATCGACAACGACCGGGACAACGGCATCATCGACAGCGCCCCCGAGCGCGCCGCGTTCGGCATCGCTTACGCCCAGGCCATCCTCGAGTACCTCGGCGTCGCCGGTGCACCCGTCGCCCCGGCGCCCGCCCCGCAGCCCGCGCCCAAGCCGCAGTGGAGCTGCCGCGACCTCGGCGACACGGCATGGACCGGCCCCGCGATGGCCTCCGAGTGGCAGGCGCAGCTCGGCACGAAGGTCGATGGGTGCATCAGCGGCCAGAACAAGTACAACGCCGACACGGTGCAGTGGGCCATCACCGTCAGCCCCGCCTGCAACCCCGCCCGCGGCTCCTCCATGGTGATCGCGCTCCAGAAGTTCCTCAACGCGCGCGGCTTCGGCGTCGGCCCCGACGGCGCCGACGGCCACATGGGCAAGGGCACCGTCAAGGCGCTCCAGACCTTCCTCAACGACCGACTTGGCGTCGGCCTCGCCGCCGACGGCATGTACGGCCACGCGACCTCCCGCGCGGTCGGCACGGCGCTCCAGCGCGGGCTGTTCCGCTGATGGCGGGCGGCGTCATCGTCGTCTGCTCGCTGTGCGCCGTCGCGCTGGCGAGCTACCTGATAGCCCGTCTCAAGTAAGGTTCCCCCTCCACTGCCTGCGGGTGGTGGAGGGGGTTATTTTGTGTCCCAAGTGTGTCCCTAATGTTGTTAAAACACATGTCTACAGAGACATGAGAAATGAATAATGTGAGGTCAG